ATAAAGACCTCCGAGAAGATCATCTATGCCCTGTTGGATAGTTGGTTTTACAGGCTCTCCGTCGCCGCTTGTTCCACCAGTCGGAGCCAATACAGTAGGCTCAGGTCGTCCACCGCCTTCACCTCCTCCGGGCTCGCCCGTTTCAGCTTCCGGTCCTCCCACAGGAGATTCATCGCCGCCCGCACCCTCTGGCTCGTCTGAAACAAGTCTCCCGCCCACGTTTCCGGAAACTCCCGATCCAGATTCAGGTGTTCCTCCTCGTGGTCTACGAACTGGTATAGGAGCGGCCTCGCTTCCTCCGGATCCTCCATTATCAGGTCGTGTATCCGAAGTAACAGATGCTCCTTGTGGTCCCGAGGTTTCAGGCTCTTGGTTCCCTGCGGAACCTTCACCCCCAGAAGTTCCGGTGGATACCCCTCCGGGTACAGCATCAGATCCGGGGCGGACTGATTGGTTGATTCGTTCGCCATTGAGTAACCCTCTCAACTCTTCAAATGAATCCACAAGCGGCGGAGCTTCAAATCCCGGATAGGCCAAGGTGGACCGCCCGCGACCGTCAATCACGATGACATCAACCGGGAACGCCGCGCCTTGGCGTTGCCACATCGAACCATCGGTAACAAAATGATCAACTACATTGTAGTTGTCGTAGAGATATTTGTAAAAACCAGCGTGTTTGAAGCCACCGTATGAATTGCCTGTACCGTCTCGGCCTCGCTTGGTTCCTATAAGGATAACAGCCTTGCCATCCTTTTTCAAGGATTCCAGAGATTTCAGGGCAATGGCGTGGTCGATCTCCTCGGTCTTCTTAATTCCCGGGACGCCCTCAAACGTGGCGTTTCCCCCAGTTTCAGTTGTGACCTTCCCAAACGGCGGGTTCATTACGACAACATCTGTATCTTCTTTGCCGAAAATGACGTTTGCGGCATTGAAATTGGAAGTGTCAAATCCGAGACGTTTCAAGCTGTCCAGACGCAGAGGATCAATCTCGTTGGCGGAAACATCGTTTCTGTCCGGATCCGCCTCAATCAAAAGCGCGCCATGTCCAGCCGTGGGCTCAAGGATACTCTTCCCGGGCTCAATCTCAGCCAAACGCGAGGCGATGTACGCTAATGGGAGGGGAGTGCTAAATTGCTGCCTTGTGATCCGACGCGAAGACCGTGCTTCGAGACGCGGCATTTGCTCTTCATACAGCTTCCGGAGACGTTCAAACGTGGCATCTTCGCCGCCGCTCTGACGCTTGGCAATCTTGCGAGCGGCCATAACCGCGCCGAATTCAATAGCCTCGTTGGCAATCTCAGGATCGACTTCGCCGCCGACCAGATCGGAGATCTTCTTTCGGGCCTTGGTGATGGTGGAAAACGCAACACCGTCTGAAAAGTCCTTCTCAAAGGACTCGGCCAAACGATAAACATCCGGGCGCGCGGGGCTCCCGTATTCACCCGGGGCGTTCTCGGGGATCTCCTCAACACCCTTCGCAAGCTCGGGATAGTCCGCCAACACCTCGTCGGGAACTGGCAATCCAGCTTCAATGGCATCCCGAACGAGAATCCGGTGGGGATATTCCCAGTTGAAAAGCCCGAAATGGTTATGATGCCCACCGATAACCGTAAAGACATCCTTGCCCTTCTCGTCCTTGGTCATCTGGACAGGGCTATTTGTCATCGGATCAAAGCCAGCTTCGGCGTCGATAATGTGTTCGATCTCGTGACGCAGGGTGATGACGGTATCCTTCTCGCCGCGCCCTTGCCTCAATTCAAGGTCATATGAAACCTTGCCGTCATCAGCGACCTTGCGGCGGATCAGGCCGTTGGTTGTGGAAACGCCACCAGCCGTTGACCGGACGCCGTTCTTGACCGACTTGATCGTGACCTTTGGGAAACCATACTTTTTGGAATAATGGTCAGCAATGCCTTGAAGGCTCTTCGTCCCTGCCTGATCGTAAATGCGCTGGACCGTGGAATCCCACATCAAAGCCCGGATCTTGTTTTTCGGGATCTGGTGGATCTCTTCCTTGGTCATCTGCCAAGGCTCTTTATCCCCGGCAACCTCAGGGGCGGGCTCGTCCCAGTTAAAGGCATTCCGGATATCGTCCTCAGAAAGTCCCTCCATTTCCGTTTTGAGATCTGATTCTCCGCCTTCGGGCGGCTCTGGCTGATCGCCGGCAACCGGGGCAACCGGCTCGCTCTCCACCTTTGGCTTTGTGGGGGGTGTCGAGGTAGGCTCGACGGGAGGCTCCGTGGGCTTCGGTTCCGGGGGTAGGGGCGTTTCCGGGGGTAGGGGCGTTTCCGGCTCTGGTTCCGGCTGCACCTCAGGCTCGGGTTCCGCACCCAGCATCGCGCCGGTTTCCGGATCAAAGAATTCCGGGCGGAAAGGCTTGGTCTGATCGCCGTCTTTCAGCCACGCCTTGAAATCATCCATGGAGATCTTCGTGATCATCCCAGCCCGCGCGGGGCCAGATCCATCGCTGAACGATCCGGCATAGGTTTGCTTGACCGTATCCTCGTCTGGGAATCCGAGCATCACCTTATGCTCGTCAAACTTCTGGGATTCGGGATCAATCTGATCAATCACCCAGAGATCCGGGCTTCCGGGGTTTTCACCGAAATAGATATCAACCTGATCTCCATCGGCTCCCTCGGTGCGTTTGACATACCCATAGTGCGCGGGCATCTCGACGGACCATTTGGGCTCATATCCTTCCTTGCTCGCGCGGATTCCGCCCTTCGGCGTCTCAATGGAAATATCAAGGCCGCGCCACTGAACGTGACCCTTCTTATAATTCCCTGCCGCCTTTTGCGGATCCGTGGGCTCGGGCTCGGCTTCCCCTGCCGCCGCATCAATGGCCTCAGGTTCAGGATCGGGTGTAGTCGGAGCCTGAGGGGTTGCCGGCGCTGGCCCAGTGGGGGGAGGCGATCCCGGGCCTTCGCCACCCTCAGGCTCCTCGACCGGGGCCAAAGGCTCCGGTGTTTCTGTTGCTCCGGGGAGAACATCCGGATCAAGCGTTATTGGAGTCCCGGGGGGATATTGAGGTCCCGGTGGTGCGGGCGGGGGCTCATACAGAGCGCCCGGAGCGGGGGGAAGCGTGACAGGTGTTCCGCCCGGAGCGGCGGGCTCGGGAGTGAGGATGCCACCTTGCGGCGGGATCTCGACCGGGGGGATAACCTCAGGTGGGATCACTAGGCCCGTGTCAGGGTCGATATTTGGAGGAGGTGTAGCCGCTCCCGGGGTTCCCACCCCACCCGGGGCCGTCGGAGGAACTTCGCCCTCTACGGGCTTCTGTGGGGCTGCAGCGGCATCTTCTGCTCCCGGCTCCTTCTGAATAGCTGGACCGGCCCCAGACATCGGACCAAGAATGCCGCCCGTCAGGAATCCGATTGCCATGTTATTGACAATCTCCATCCACGTTTCATACGTGTTAAAGTCGATATCCGCCTTGTATGCCTGAGCCCACTTGGAGATGGCTTCCTGCATACCTTCGGTGATGCCTTCCGTCGTAGCGCCCTTCGCTATGCGCGCCGCTACGGTTTTGATCAAGCTCTTCTTGAGGGCGGCAACCGGAGCCTTTGTGAATGCTCCTATCAAAGAGCCAATACCAACGATGTCGAGCGCGGCCATCGGAATAGCCGTCAAGGTGGCTGCATCGCCAATTTCTTTTTTCGTGACCTTACCGGATTTTAGCTCCTTTGCCAGCGTCTCCTTAAACCCCTCGTGGGCATCGCCAAGGTTCAGGATGTATGACGGTCCAGCCGCGCCAAACACCGCCCCATACGGGCTCTTGGTAATAGCCATACCGGCCATGCCTGTTACCAGACTTGGCACGGTGGATGACAATCCTTGGCCCGCGCCATAGGCGGCGAAGTTTCCGAGGTCTTCAAAGAAGTTACCAATGGAATCCGTCCGGATATGCTCAAGGCCAGCAACCTTCGGAGCGTAATCCTTCATCTCCTCACGGCCATACGCCGCTATCTCGCTACCAAATACCGAGAGGTCTTCGATGCCGAGGGAATTGCCTATGGCTTCGAGGCTGCTGCCGAACATTAACGGATTTTGGGCAATCGAACCGCCGACGAAACCTTTATAAAGCTGGCCGTCTTCCTCTTCTTCTTCCGGGGCTTTCGCCGGGGCCTTATCAATATCGAATTGATCGAAGTAATTGCCGCCCGTGCTGGCGTCCGCAACCTGAATTTCACCAGACTGCACGGCCTGACCTTGGGCAACCGGAAGCAGGGACTTCAAATAGTTCTGTGTTTCGCGTGGAACACTGAGCGGATCTCGACCGTTGGCAATCCAATCATCAACATTCCCCGGGCCCCAGTTATAGGCCATCAATGCCAATTCAGGATCACCGTCGAACTTGTTGGCCATGGCTCCGAGATAGTCTTTCAGGAAGCGGCGCGATTCGACCGGATCTGTAGGATCAAGCAAGGGAGCAACCCCATAACCCGGATCCATCGCCGTCTGTGGCATGGCTTGGGCAAGCCCTACAGCACCAGCCGGGGAAACCGCGTTAGGATCCCCACGGCTTTCGATCTGGATAACCGAATCGGCAAGATCGTCGGACACCTCTGAGAGCTTCCCAGTAGTTCGGCTTTTCGCCAGCGCCGATTCAAGCTCGGTAAAGTAATTCATGCCACCCTACCTTTTGGTTCCCATTATAGCCTCGGCCATACCCTGTCCGTATTTCTTGTTGAAGTCGCCGGCCAAGCTCGGATTGCCGCGCAACGCTTTAATTGCCGCTGGCGGTGGGCCACTACCGCGCCTCGCGTTCTCATAGCCCGGAACTTCAAAATCAACGCGGAGCTTATGATCCATCTCCGCCTTGGTTTCAGGGTCCGCGCTGATATAAGCGATGGATTCGCGCAAGCCCTCTGAGGCTGCGGAGTAATACCGCATCTTCGCAACCTTCCCGGCCTCAGTCTTGATGTCGAGGCCAAGCTTCTTAATCGCGAGATCAGAGGCTTCGACCATGGCCTTCGTTTTGCGCTCAAGGGAAGCAAGATCCTTTGTCGCCGCAATGTCTTCACGTTTAACGGCGATGTCGTCTTGGTGATGACGCTCTTTCATCGCCGCCGCCGCCGTGGCCGAATCACGCTTTCGGATGCTGCCCATGGTTTTTCCACCGGCTTTTCCGATTGCGCCCATCAGGCCCGGACCTTGCTGCGCTCCCGCTGCGGGCTCACCAGCCGCCATGAGATTCAGGCCGAATTCCAAGAGGTTCTGGTAATGCTCGGGCTTGGACATGAACTCAGAGCCGAACATTCCGCCCTTATCAACTGCATCAGGGGCGGCGTTTGGGTCTGTCGTGGCTTGCGGGCCGACACCCGGAGGTGCGCCCCCCGACATATTAGGAATTCCCTTATTCATCGGAGCGCCGAAGAATGCCGGATCTGCCGGTGCTGGCGGTCCTGTCAATTGATCACCGATATCCCCGCTCGGAGGTGCTATCGGAGCCGTCCCGCCTTCCCAAGATGCCTCGAAAGGCATCGGCGCAACCGTCTGAGTTCCGCCGCCACCAGCGCCACCAGATCCCCCCCCGGGCATAGGCTGTCCGCCAGCCTTTATGGCTTCCCCAAATTTAGCCAACATCCGCCCTTGGTTTTGATCAATTGGTGCGGGCATTTGGTGCGGGCTAACTGGCGTCATCCCCGCCGTAGCAGGGCCTTCGCCGCCGCCGTCTACCGTCCCGGGCAGGGGCATCGGAATCGGCATTGTCTCATTGCCGGGAGGCTGGAAACCCGGGGCGCTCATGTTTTCACCCGTTGGCATCCCGCCCCCGAGATTCATCGTTTCATTGCCCGGAGCTTTCGGCCTTACGATGTCTGCAAAATTTGCCATAGCTTCTGCAGAGGGACCTTGGCCTTGATCCATCGTTGCCGCCGCCCGCATACCGGAAGCGTCAACCGGGGTCTTTGGCGTAACCGCACCAACACCGGGGGCCTGTCCGATTTTCTTGATCTCGTCTGCCGCCGCCGCTTCCGGGGACGGCACACTTTTGATCCTCATAAGGTATGCGGCAGTCACATCCCCTCTTTCTGCCAACTGCTGCAATTCCTCAATGGACTTATTTTGATATTTGGCAAACTGCTCCAAGGTAGGAGCGGCTGCAGGAGCGGCTGCGGGTTGTTGTCCACCACCGCGATTCATCCAAGCGTTAGCCGCGTAGCCCATGGGTGTGTTTAGTGAAGGACCGGCCATAATGAAACTCCTTAGAACGTGCCGCCCATGGCCCCATACCCGCCCATCAGAGCCCCGATACCGCCGAGATTCTGAGCGAAGGAATTAGGCATTGGAACGTACTGTTGCCCGCTCGTGGTCTGAGTCTGAGCATACGGAACACCTTGCAGGATCGACGTAAGCCAATTCGTCTGTTCCTGCGGATAGTAAAATTGCTTCATAAAGTCATCGTAGGCCAGCGACAACTCCTGTTGCTCCGCCGCCTGTTTGGCAGATCCAACGTCCATCATCTTGCCGGCATCGCCGTAGCCAAGCTGCTGAACCATCGGGGCCATACCGGCATAAGCCGCGCCGCCCTGCAGGGCTTGAGCCCGCTCGGTATTGCCTTGCTGCAATGCCTGTTGATACGCCTGTGACCGCATCTGGGCAGAGATGGTGGCGAGGTTGCGATCACGCGCCTCCTGAGCCTGTCCCTCAATCACCCCGCGCCGGTCTTCGTTCAGGTAAGAGCCTCGCGCCGACATGTTCCCGGCCCGCTGGATCCGGTCCCGCTCGTACTGCCGGTTCAGATCCTCGGTGACATTGCCCATAACCTGATCGGTGTATGGATCCATATATTTTGCAATGTCGGCCTCTCCAACCGGAGCCGTCGCGCGATCAATGGAAGTCATCGCCTTGTTGAACGGCTGTTGCCATGATCCAGAAGCGTTCTTGATCATATCAAACGCTTGACTTGTCTCCGGAGAGAAGCCGGCAAGACGCGGCTGATCGCCATACAGCGGGAAATCACGCTTCGAGAGTTCCTTGCCGCCCTCGTAAAGCTCCTTACCGCCCTCTTTGACGTATTCAGGGATGTCGCTCGCAACCTTCTGAACGACGGTTCTGGATTCTGTCTGACCACCACCACACATTTTAATAACCCTCCACGAACATCTGGCCTATCGGAGCGCCGAATAAGCGCCTGAACAAGCCGTCTTTTCGTTCTGTCTCTTTCGGGGAGTGGACCCCGACCGCCAAAGGAACATCCAATTGAAGGGCTTTTTCTCTCAGCCCCTTTATGAGTTCTAAAACAACGGTCGATTTCCGATGTGCTGGGTGAACAAAAATCCAGTAGTCGCTCAAATGAGCAAACTCAGAGTACCAGAATTCTTGCATCCCTGCACCAACACTTCCAACAAGCTTTCCATCGACCTCGAAAAGCAGCACCACGCCATCGGTGATGCACGATTTGATTCGTCTCACCACCTTGATCGGTGACATGGGCGCAATCCCGTTTTCCCCATGCATGATCTTGAGGAGTTCGAAGATACGCTCGGTATCAGCTATGGTTGCTTTCCTGAGCATCACAATCCCCAGTTTGCCCCAGATTCGTAATCTGCAGCGGCCTGAGCGCCGCTCTCAAATCCACCGCTCTCATAACCACCTCCACCACCGCCCGGAGGAGGAGGCATTCCGCCGCCACCGCCACCGCCCGGGGGTGCTATGTTGGGAAGCGTCGGAGGGGCTGGTGAGAATTGCCCAAGGAATCCGGCTGGGGCCTGAGACATATTCCCGGGCTTACTCTGCGGCGGTCCAGACATGAAATTGGAAATCATATCAAGCATGTCTTTCGCGGTGAGGTTTGAGCCGGGATTAAAGTTGGGATCTTCTGCCCCACCATAAGGAGTCGCCGGTCTGGCCGCTATTTGAGGCACATTCTGCGGCCCAGCCTTCGCGATGTCCTCAATGGAGACTTCCATCTGGCGGGGCGTGATGCCAGAGAAGTTTGGATCTCCGACAAGACGGCCCTGATCATCCAAGGTCATTCCTTTGGTGTTTCCCCAAGCATCTACAGTCTGTTTTACTTCTCCCCTTGGGCCTGTTGATAAAGCCCGCCCAGCCCCAGTGTTTCCCACCCGATCAAAAACACCTGTGCCTTCTCCCGCCGTGTTCTTAACACCCCTGTTGGCATTATAAACATCAAGGCCAGTTCCAACCTCCCCCTGATACGGATCATCAACGAAAGGAACAAACGCCTTGGCGGCTTCCTTGCCGGCGATCTCCGGAAGGCCCAAAGACTTCCGCGCGTTGTCGGTCCAATCAATATTGTTGAGCTTGTCGTAGCCCGTCTTGGCGGTCGCTGCCCAGCCGAGAGGACCGGGAACCGCACTCGCAACCTTCTGCGCGCCGGTAATTTTTCTGAACTCGTCACCAAATCCCGTTCCGGGTGTTCCTGTCCCACCACCACCGCCTTCGCCGCCGCCGCCTTCGTTGGGAGCCTGAGGAGCCGACGGGGGAATGATCACGGGAGCGGCGACACCCGGAACAGCCGGGGGCGCTCCAAAGATATCCTGCAGGGGATTCCCGAAGCCGTAATCCTGTTGGACGCCGCCCGCTTGATTGTAAGGCGAAGTATTAAACATGAGTGCCATTTTTCCGCCCTCTCTATTTCGTATATTCTGTGTAACTGCCGGGAGCGTCGATCTGGTAGTGGAAATCAACTCCCAATAGCGCCGCGTCTCCAACGTGTGTGTCGCCGCCGTCAGCGCCAAGCCGGGATAGTCTGCAAACAAGCATTGACGATAATTCTTTGCCGGTTCCGTCGATTGATGTCATTTCGTGAATCTGGTGCTTCCAAGCTGTGCCGTCGGCGGCATCTACCAAAGGAACCACCGTTGATGCTGGGAAAGTGGCTGAGATGTTGGCCCATTGATATTCGAGATCCCACATCACATTTCCGCCGTTTGTCGTAATCGGGCTCCAATGGATATGGGCTTCAAGGTCAGTCCCCTCCTTGTAGGAGTGGGGAAGCTGAACGGTGAAGTAGACATTTTCCTTTCTGGCATCATCAAACCCCAAGACGACCAGATCGCCACCGTTGAACGTAATCCACCCCGGGGGGTTCGTCTGTCCAAGCTTTACTGCCGACATCGGAACCCGGATATTATCCCAGAACGTGTCTTCGTAGAGGATATCACCCTGAAACAGCACATCGCCGGTCAGCGTTGATGTTCCATCAACAATGAGGTTCGTATCCGTGTCGATATCACCGTCCGCGTGGATGGTCCCAGAGGCGTCGATATCGTTTACCGTCAGATCTCCGGTGACATCCAGATCACCGCCGATAGTCACATTCCCCGTGAAGGCTCCATAGATGTTGGTCGCGATATACTGGGTTCCGTTGTATTCGATCTCGACCTTCTGATAATCCTCAACGATGACGAAGTTTGCGCCGCCGTTCAGATTCTTCGACGCGGATCCGTTGATGGTGATGTTGTTCGTGGACGCGGCCCCCGAGGAATCCTGAACGATAAACCGCTGCCCGAGGCGCGGGGTTTCCGGCAGGGTAAGCGTCACGGCCCCGGCAAAATTGACATCAACAACATCGTCCGTTTTCAGGATGGTGTAGGTGGCTGTAATAACCAACGTGACATGAAGGCTACGGCCCTGATCGGTGATCAGTTCGCTGTGGCTCTGCCACACGCCGTCGAGGCTCGCCATGAATTTCTCAAGGTAGCGCAGGATGTCGAGGCCCCACTGGCGGTCAAGACGCTCTCGCGGGCGCGGAACTGGGCCGGGATTTTTCATCTGTCACCATTCGGCTGGATGTCAAAGAGAAAGACACCAGCGCCCCAATCTGAGCCGACTTCGTTGCTTTCAATGCGATACTGAGCAATGCGCCCGGAAGCCATGCAGTCCACGGTTTCGGTCGCACTCGTGATTTCCGTCTCCCACTCCTCTACTGCCGTCGATTGCGGGTATTTCCGCGTCATAAATGAAACCTTGATCGTCCCGGTGAGGTTCTTGAAGTCTGGGACAATCTGGATGATGTCCATTAACTTCTGACCGTCACCGATCATAAACCCCGAGGATTCGATATACTCGTCCATGGCGCTGCCGTCGGCGTCTACGCCTGTCTCGTGGTTGTAGATATAGAGATCTGGTCCGGTCATAACCGGCTTACTGAATACCTCGGCGTCGATCCCCGCCGTGCGAGCAATCGTGCCGACATCCCATACCTTGTCGTTGTAATTATATTTCACATAGTTGGTGTTTTCCGTCGCCGTGGGATACAGCCACCAGATCTCTTTGAAGAGGGAGTTTACGTGGCAATAGCACTTCGCCTTCTGCAGATCGGTGAGGTTATCGAAGACGAATTCCTTGATCTCGTCGGAATAGGGGATCGGCTGGACCGTGCCGTTGTACCAGAAGAAGTTCTCCTTCCCCATCCAGAAAACGTCACCGTAGACCTCACATGCGGCCTGAGGCCCAATGATGCCGGAAGCGCCGCCCGCAATCTGGTCAAACCCGAAGATGTCTTGCCCGCCGATATGCGTCATCGACCATACCGCGCCGTCCGAGAACAGGATGTTGGTAGCCTTCGCGCGGACGCCCATAAGAAGCTCGGATCCTCCCGTGAGGACTCGGCTTCCCGCCGTAACCTGATCACTGGGGGTCCACACAGTATTATCGCTCTGATCACACCATTGAACTTTCATCTTCGAGCCACCAGCCCCGAGGACGACGAGATGCTGTTCGTCGGTCACGAAAACGAAGGTGTTGGACGTTGGGGCGTTTGCGAGGGTTGTGGCCCGCGTCGATGGCGTAAGCTCCCACTGATAGATACTGCCGCCGCGCGGGCAGAAGTTGATATATTGGCCCCACTGATCAATCGACCACGTTCTTGGGGGAAGGATGACAAACGTGGAACGTGGCGTATTGTATGTCCCTGCGCCAAAGGCCCCGACGCCGAAGCCCGTTCCTTGGCCCGCATCCTCGCGACCAATGCTGATTTCGTAGACATATGCGACCGTTCCGCCGCCGCCGTTGACCGTGCTTGTCGCGCTGGCAGAGTGGGTGACGGTGTAGGAGTTGGAATCCACCACCGTCAATTGATATTCACCGTCGAGCGTGATACCGCCCACGGCGCTCGCTCCCGATAAATTAACAAAGTCGAGGCTCGACGCGCCATGGCTCGCATCATTGACCGTGACGACATCGCTGCCGTCTACCGTGTCAAACGGATTGGTAAGATTGCCGCTCGCGCGGACGGGCGTAATATCTGTCAGGGTGGCCCCGGCAAGGACGTAAAAATGCTTGTGCGTCCCGACGGCCAACCACGCGACATCGTTCCCGTCCTGCCATGCAAAGAGGCCCCGGCATTTGCCGTCGAACTGGGAAGTAATGCGCTTCTCCCAGCCGCCGAGCTTCTGGGGTAAGCCATTGATAAACCGGATACGATCAGAATCCGTCCAGCGGGCGCGAGCCGCAAGAACGGTATCGTCCTTGTTGACGCCGGCTGCAATCTTGATGTCTTTCAAAAGGCCCATTTTCTGGTTCCTTAGTATCCGAAGTCGTATCCGTAACCGGAGTCACCCGGGATGGCCACCGCGAGATCGACACCCTGCAATTCCATGTCGCTCTCTTTGCTCGATTCGCTGATTTCACCCTCGGCCACCTTGAGCCAGTAAACCTTTTCCTGCGAATTTCTCAGCCACTCGTAAGAGAAGTAGGCGCATACCGCCAGCAGGAGGTGTGGATATTCGGTTGTCAGGAAGTTGGTTAAGTTGCTGCCCGAGAGCGCGGCGAGCGCCGAATAAAACATAAAGTCGTAGGGATATGCCTTGTCCACAATCGTTTCGAAGAGGATGTTTGAGGCGTCGGTTCCCCAGTATTGAGGCCGTCCGACGGTCTGAGCCCCGGCCCCGTCGTAATTGATGTTGTCACGAATGAAGTCGATGGTCTTGCGGGCCGGAAGGTGCTTCGCGGAAGTGGCACTCCCGGGGAACATAAGATGCAGGGGGCCGCGATAAGTGGTCGGCAATGTAATGGAGTTGGATGTATCGGCTGTGAGCGTCCCAGTGGCTGTCGCCAACATCTGGCGCACACGAAGGCGCTCGTAGATCCACGCTTCCGCGTTTGTCAGGATGGTAGTTGAAGGCACTTCCGAATGATTAACCCATTGCTTAATGGATCCGTCCACGGTCTTCGCGCCGACCAGATCTGTATAATTCAACGCCATAACTTAAACCCCTTTTGACGGTACGCAGAAAGACCGAATTTGAGATATTGGCCCACCGCTTGCTTTCCACTTTAGATCAAAATCAAAACTCACCATCGGAACATCGTTGCTGCAAAGCTCTTGGGTTTGATATCCCGTATTCAATTGCAACGTTAAGCAACTATCTTCGTCAACCGTAAAACTCGATCCGTCAAACCCCGTGATCGGGCAAACCAAGAACCACATAAACCAAATGGTGTTCATAATTCATCTCGCCGTTCCCATCCCAACCATGATCGCCTCGAAAACCGTCTTTGGTTCGATTGCCGCCGCGCATATTGATGCTCCGGTCCCGGGATCTTCCGGGCAAAACTCTCGGGAATAATGCATCCTGTGGCACGGATAACAGGCTACGCTTTTCGGTTCGATTGCTTGGGTGTTTAACCAGCCTTCCGTCAAATTCTTTTGAGAGGAGTGAGAGAGAAGAACCACTTTTGGTGTTTTCAGCATGGACGCGGAATTGAGTACCCCTGTTTCCGGCCCCACCACACAATCGGCAACTTCAAGGAAGGCCAGCGTTTCCCTGATATCCCATTTGCCGGACTTCAAGAATATACGGCGCTTGCCGTTGAAATGCTTTTTCAGTTTATTCACGAGCTTTGTCGGCGTCATCCCATCGGATTCCTCAGGAGGAATGTGCATGAACCTATGCGCCATCCCTTGGAGAATAGCCGCTTCAAGCAAACTGCTGCGGGCGTCTCCGACAAACACAATCTTGGCATCCGAATGCTCCAAGATCCACGCCGCGGCAATGTCACTCCATGGCCACGCCTTATGGACGCTGGATCCTGCCAAGCTCCATACGATGACCTTCTCGTTTCCGGCGATCTCGTCACGCCACGCCTTTGCTTCCTTTTGCTCTGCGGGCGTCGGATAGAAGCGGGGCTCGCGCACGAATGGAACCTCTGCAAGCTCGTGCTGGAATTCAAGATAGTTGATGTTCAGGATCTTGTGGCGGGCCTGTTTCGGCATATGGTAGGTGCGCCGCCCGGGAAGAGCGAGAAGGGTTCCCTCAACAGACTCGCTCAGATTAACAACCTTGTCATACTCTTTCCCGAGCGCCGCCCAATATTCCTGCAGCCGTTCGTCATTCGGAACCTGATCGGTGTCCTGAATAAGAAAGCCATCTACGTTGGGATCGTGCTTGAGGAGGTGTTCGCCACGCGGCGTAGTATTTACAATCACGCGGTAGCCTTGCTCTTTGAGGCCCGGGAATATACTGGACGCTTGGATCATATCCCCGATGCCGCCGTACCTGATCACGAGGCATTTAGGCTCTTCCCCTGCATCTTGGTATGAGAAGGTGTGTTCGACGGCGCTGGTCTTTTTGTAGACTTGAATAAACCCATATTCATCGCCCTCGGTGCGGATCTGGTTGACTTCGAGATCCCAGCCAAAATGCTCTTCCATCAAGCTGGTGATGTCTTCCGGCTTGAAGTCATGCTTATGGTTTGGATATGCCGCATCGGATCCAACTCTGGGATAGTGATTTTGGTGTGGAAGGTGGAGAACCAGATAGCCGCCATCCTTTATCTTCGCCCACCAGTTCTTGATCTCGCGGGCCGGATTCTCGACCGTGTTCAGGAAAAACGAGGAAAACACAAAATCAAGAGCCCCCTCTGCATAAACCTCTAACTGGTGTTCAACAAACACCGGCTTAAAATGGGGCCATGTCTGGCGTGGAAAATCACTCACCTCCACGCCTATTCCACGAGTGTAGGGAACAATCAAATGTTTGATCGCCTCAACCTCTTGTCCTGCAGACTTTCCGTGATCCCAAGTCATATGACGCCATCCCCTTCCATGATGTTCAGAAGCGTCGAAACTGACTTCCCCCAACTCCATTTATGCCGGAAGCTCAATGAGTTTTGCTCCGCAACGGATCTCACGGAATAATCGCTATAAACGCGCTCAAGAGCTTCAACGGCCTCTTCGACGCTACTTTCCCCCCATCCCTCAGTTCCCTCGTAATGAGAGGACGCCGGGACAGTATCTTGATCGTGTAAAATGATCGGGCCATCATCCAGCAAATCCAGATGCCCGGTGTTTCTGGATATGATCGTTGGGATCCCCATCCCGAGACATTCCATCGCCACCATGTTTGTCGAGGCTTCGCACCTGTTGGTAAACAGGGCAACATCGGCCTCGCGATATATCAGGGGCGTCGAAACGTGGGGCATCAACTCAAGGACTTTGAAGCTGTCAGGGAGAAGCCCGTTGTCAGTAAACCAACCCTGAATATCAACCTTGCCGTCCAACTGTGTCGGATTCCCCTTCATGTGTCCGCCAAGGTCTAGCTCAGTCACCCAATCGGGCCAGCACGATTCACATGCGGCCAGCAAAAAGGCGTCATCGTGGCGCTCGTGGAATATCTTGAAGGCGGCGAGGGCGATGTCCTGTCCCTTTCTGAAAGACAATTGACCGCCGATAAAGACAACGAACCTGTCTCGCCAAACACCGCTCGGCGGCATGGGCATAAACAAGGTGTCGTCAATCCCTTGGTTCCACAGGCCAACGTTTTCGATGCCGTTATTCTTAAAGGTTTCCAGCCCCCAATTGCTCCCCGTGAGAATCCTCACTTGCTGGGATATGTCACGAGCGACCGGATGAAACTTCGTCGTCTCTGAATATGCGAGGCCGTAGGTTCTGCCGGGAGAGAAATAATGGGCGTTGCTCGTGACGCCGCCGTTTCCAATCGAAAGAAGGAGCGGTATATCAATCAGCGCCGCGCCGTTTTCCGGCATTTCGATTTGAGTGGCGAACTCGTCGCTCCGCCTTATGGTGCTTTCCATGAGGGCGGCGGTCATCGGACTGAAAATCGCGGTGTCGCTGGGTGGGAGCAACAAAGTGTCGATACCGTCCACATTCTCCAAACCCAAGGACAAATGAATGGCAAGATTCCCCCACCCGCTGAAATCGCAAGGTTGCCAATCAATGCCTATGTGGACGGTATCTTTCATTTTTACAGCGCCGCCTTGATCATCGCTTGCATATCGCCCTTCGATGTCCCGACCGGAATTTTCTTGCCGCCTGTCACGGCCCCATAACGCGCCCTCAGTTGTTTCATCGTGACCTCCTCCAACGGCTTGTTCTCGGGGAGGCTTCCATCCGCTCCGGGCTGTTCCGATGCTTCCGGAACATTCGGCTCGGATTCTTCAAAGTCGGCATCGACAATCTCTTCGACAACTTCTTCGGTCGGCACTTCCTCAACATCTTCGGGAAGCGGCCTGATCATGTATCCGGCCCCATCATACCCGCGACCATCTTGCTCGTAGCGGATATCGGTAACCCCGTAGACCGTTCCGTAGGACTTTTTCCAATCAATCTTCTTAGCCATTTTTCATGTTCCTTCCGTAGAAAAGTGAGGGGAGGGAGGTTATCCCTCCCCTTCACAGGACTCATTGCCGGCGCTGGCTTACTTGAAGTGGAACGACTTGCCCTTGCTGGAACAGGTCGTATCGCCCTTCATGCCGCCGTCGTCGGTGTAACCCAACTCGTGAGAAAACGGGCCTTTCGGCGCGTCATTGAGTTCGGTCGATTTGTTGGGGTTTTTGGTCATCGCGGCTTTGACACCGCCCGGACCATAGGGACCGCCACTTTTTGCTTTACCGTATTCCATAACAGTTACGCTCCTTTCTTCTTAAAGCCTGTCTTGAGGTCGGATTCGTCGCATTCCTGCAACGACTTGTCGAGAGAATATCCCGGGCGGTACGAAGCGTCGGAATATCCTTCGCCGTCCATATCGGACGGCTTGTTGCGGGCCGACTTGTCAGCGCCGCTCTTTCCTTCGGCCATGGCCTAGTTCCTTTCCACATCGGTTTTGTGAAGGGGGCGTCTGACAAAGCCGAATTCGCCAATATCCCCGTGCTTGCGGCGGAAACCATCCGGTTCAATCATGCCGGCGTGGAGTGTCCCGCCTTCGACCCTTTCCATATCGCCATTCTCGTCCCACTCGTAGGCGATGGTGGGATCAAGCTTGCCCTCGTAGTTTCCCACGGGGGCGGCGTCAAAATGGCCGTCTTCGAGATCGCCGTCGCTGACATCAAGATAGCCAAGGTCAGCGTCTCCTAAGGTTTTTTTGGTATCACTCATACCTCAATCCTCGTCTTTGCCGCCAACCATTGACGGCGATTACCCCGCTCAGGGCGGGGAATACTCAGCCCTTGGGAACTTCGGTTTTGTATCCCCAAAGGCTTTGATCAGATGGGATGTCAAGCTGTCGCCATGAACAACAACCTTATGCCCCGGATATTCGTCAAAATACTCCAACATCTCGACCGCCTGAGACGCAAGCCCGGGCTCCGAGAAGAACGTCCGACCATCGTCGGTTTCAATGATTGTCCAATCACCGTCGGTCTGCATACCGACATCCTCAAGGACGCTCTCGTAAGCATAAGTCTTTCCGGTATCCGCATCGAAGCAACTGTCCATCGCGTAATATTCAACCCTGCGGAAACCGAGGATATAGGACATGCAGACGAAGCGAACGCCTACGGTGGATCCGCCCCACACATTCTGTGGAGGTGGATCCCGCACCAACCTTGCTTCCTCCTCGCCTTCGACTCCGCTCGGGGTGTGGGTGATAATAACCCGCTTTCCTTTCAGGGCATCGAAGACCCCGGGCATACATTGCGTGGACACAAAATAGATTGTCCCGCTGTTGGCCCGGTCGAGAGATTGCTGAACGTATTTAAGGGGATCCATCAGGACGCAGCCCCACGGGATCACGCCATGGTCGAGAAGGTAATTATAGGTGAAGTTGCTGGTAAAGATATTAACCGAAGGATCTTTCGACCGTTCAATAATTTCATCAATGTGTTTTGGCAAAGAAGGACCGCCCGCAACAAATATTGCGGTGTTGTCGTGAGGAAGCACCGGCAGAAGAACGGGGAACCTCTGTCTGATATTGGTCTTCATGTGAGCCAACAATTCATCATCAGGGCGCGCGTTCTTATGCACGAAAACGGGTTTTACCCAGCTTCCATCCTCGGAAGGGGCCGCGCCCCGAGAAGGGAGCGCGGCTTTTCCGATCAGCCCATTATGAGCTTTGGACTGCATCAGGTTCGACCCTGTACTCATAGATGACATCGCCGCTTCCGTCGGCAGCAACATCAAACTGAGTTGTAACCCTCGACAACGAGGCAAGAGCGGTGTCGCCCAAGTCAATCGACACGGTAGCTCCAACGGCAAGAGTGCCGATGGAAACGGAGCCCACGCTGACCGCGCTCACAAAAACGCGGAAACGGCGGGCCACGTTGCTGGTCGTTACCGTGCAAACGAAGTGAGCGGCAACCAGCTTGGCCTTCTGGAACATGCGGAAAGGCGCGTAATCCGTTGCGCTTGCCGCCCCCACCGAGCCCGCAAACTCTTCGCGGGTGACGATGACGTTCGGGTGATCATAACGAGTAGCCATGACCTGTATCCTTTCTTTCCCGGGGGTTAGCTTGCGCTATCCCACTTGACAACGCGGGTCTGAGCCGCCGCCGTCTGTGTGAGGCCATAGCCGAGGAGGGCGTACCAAGCGATGCCCTTTGAGCGACCGAAATCCGTCGGGATCTTGCCGCGCATTTCCTCGGGGATCACGATGCCTTCGGCAACGGTATCCTCGCCAAAGAAGAACACCCAATCCGATTTGGCGTTGTCCCAAGCGTCGGCGGTCGAGGTCGAGGCATTCCAAGTCGTGGAATCGGCGGCACCGCCCTTGGGGATGTGCGTCTGCTCCACGAAACGGGTGTTCTCGTACCGACCAATTTCGCCGTTGTGGATCAACGTGAAGCCGGAATCGGTGTACTGGTGGATCGTTTCAAGGTTGTTCTTGAAAGTCCGGAAGGTCGTCGGCCAGCCAACGGCAACATAGTCGTCGTTGACATACGGCGGGATATTCCGCTCCTTCATCAGATCCACGATGCTCTTCACGTGTTCCTTGCCCATAGCAAGGTTGTTCGTGATCGTCGCCGTGCCGTCGGTGGTCAGCGTGACCGCCGCCGTATCGGTTCCGCCCGTCGGCGCAACACGCAGCAAGCACGTGTTGAACTGAGCGTGCGAGTCGATATCGAACGACTTTTTCGCATCGTTTTTCAGAACCTTGTGGATGATCTCGCGGATCGGCTGTTCCGAGAGGTCGTCCAGCTTACCGGAATACGGAACGCTGTTGCCGTATTCATCCACCGTCAGCGTGCCTTGCGTGATGGTGAATTTGGTTTCGGGCATCGTGGTCGTTTCGGTGAGCGTTCCACCCTGCGTTTCGACATCCGAATACACATTCCAGTGGAAGGTATCACCCTTACCGAGCATGTTGCCCTCAGGGTTGCGGGCCTTGGTGGCGTCTTTCGCGTCACAAAAATGCACACTGTTACCTCTGCAAATCATGCAGCGGGCCGATCATTTCTGCCGACCTCTGTACGTCGCCGCACAGATCGGATCATATCATCTGGGAGAACCAGAGTTTTCCCAGCGCAACGTGTGATCTCTGAGGGGTCAGAGTACCAACGGGCTTCCTTATCAAATTCCGCCTTCAACTCAACAAAGGTTGGGTTGTTAACGTAATCTACCGCCAAAGTGTTGCCGCCTTTCGGCATCCCCTGAACAAACACGATCAGGTCGAGCAACGATTCAGCGAGGCTCCTCTTGTTGGCAAGGTAGGGGATTACCATTTCGAGCAATTTCCTACCTGATCCTTGGCTTGCTATTTCGATATTCATTACAGTTTTGTAAGCCTCACCATTTTTCCCGCGCTGCTTATGGATGCTGTAAAAAAACACGATGTTCCAACACGCATAGATTCTCGAAATCTTTTCGATCATCCTTACATCCGTGTTGTTTATCCGAATTTTGGGCCGGAAGTACGGCTTTCCATTCGGGCCGGGGCGTACTTGAACGTTAAGGTTTCCCTCACCGTCAATTATCCCCGCAAGCCAAGATAACTCGACTTCCCTGCGGATTGACTGCACCGATAAATTTTCACACTTTGGTATCATCGGATCCTCAGTTATTCCCGCATATAGTTGCGTTTTAATTCCGCCATTTTGTTAACGGAATTTCACCATCGGTTGGACGGCCATTCGAAGCTCAGTCGAGAGCTTGTCCGAATACATGTAGCCGCCATCGGAGTTTGTACCCCAAAGTTGACCAGCCATTGTTCCTCTTCTCCTTTGTTTGAGTCATCGGTTTTGCCCCCTTGCTTTTTGCATGTCCTCAATGGCGTTCCGATGCTTCTCAGTCTCGGTTTTTTGCCGGGGCTGTCTGTTGGAAGCTGCGGGAGCCCTTGATCCATGCGATGCAGGGACAGGAGTAGAGGCTTGACGCCGTGCTGCGCGTTGACCACCAAGGTCAACAACCACGGAGCCATCATCACCGGGATTGGGATCCGCGTCCCCGGAGTCCTCGGAGGGTGCGCCCGTCAGCGATTGCTTCCATTCGCGGACATAATCCCCAGTGGCCTTGAAAATCTCGGAGTAAGGGCGGCGGGGCCGTCCCTCACGAGCCGCAGATTCAATTTCGCTCTGTAGGAAAGATCGTCCGGTTTGTCCAGCAAGCGCCGAAAGGTGGCGGTCTCCAAGGATGTCCGAATAGTCGGATCCAAAGTCACGTAGTGCCTCGTTAAAATGAACCGTGTCGATGACTTGCGCCGCGATATCCTGAGGGTTCTCAGAAGTCCCGGTTGTCGCAAGCTTCTTCACGGTGTCTTCAAGTGCAGCGGCGGCTTCCTCTTGGTTGCCGTACTGCAATTTCTGGGCAAGGTCGTTATAATCGACCTCGCCATCACCGACCGGCTCTTCGCCGTCCGGATTATCTTCCGCAAAGCCGCCATCCCCCGAGGCCGCAATACGGTCATTTTCCATCTTTTCAACGTTGTCGAGAATCTTGGTCGCTTTCTCCAAGCGGGATTCGGCGGCTTCCTCTTTCTGGAAGCTACCCACCAAGCGGGAAAGCGGGACCGTCTCTTTGACGCCGTGCCGGTTGATGACCTCGTACATAGGCTCTTCCGGAGCGGCATCAACAGCCGGGGCATCGCCTTCGTAGGGATCACCCCCATCGACTTCCGGCTCGGGATCAGGTTCGGGATCGCCAGCCATGGCCATATCCTCGTCAACCATCTCCACGGCAATCACATCGCGGCGAGACTGTGCAATATCTTCCAGCGCGGACGCGCGGCGATCAGCCGGCATCGGGCCCACGGGCTCTTCACTGAAATGCTCGTTCTCGCCTTCGGTTTTTTTCGTCGGTTTCTTAGCCATCGTCAAACTCCTCGTCTTCTGTCACTTCCGAATAATCATAATCGAGTCCCTGCTGGATCAACTCTTCCACCGAACTCAGGAACCACTCTAGGCGCTTGATCTTGTCCTGCGCCGCCGCTACCTCCCTCGGGTTGTTCGGATCAACATCAACAAATTCATCCTTTGCTTCCATTGCTTCCGCTTTGAGGCGGACCATTAAAATTGCCCACCCTTCGCTCTGAGACATTTTGATCAGGGCCTCAAGGGCCGCGATCATCGCCTCAGGTTCGGTTACTTCCGCCGTCGGCTCCGTTGTTTCCGCCATTTACCATTCCCCCTAACAAAGTCTGTCTGAAAGCGTCCATCTGGCGTTGGCGCTCATCATCGGCCTTCGCCCTGTCCGCGCGGAATGATGCCGCGCTGTCAAACATGGTCTTCTTCTGGTCTTGGGCCCCGCGGATCTTCTCTTTCTCAACAGCGCCCTGATTTTCGAGTTGCTGAACAAGGATCTTCGAGATCGCGGCGAGCTTGGCCGTCGCCACCCTGTTCTCGCGATCCGCTTCCCCGGATTCCAATTCCTGCTGCAACTGCTGGATCATGTCCATCGCCTCTTGCAGATCAGGATCAACGTCGAACTTGAAGAAACGGCTTCCGTCGCGGTATCCGAGGTTGCCGAAGATCTCTTTGATGATCTCTTCATCGTTCATAAATCTGGCAACGCGATCACCGAATATCTCACCGATGATCTTCGCCGCCGTGCTGATCTTGTTGAGGCGTTGCATGGGATCCGTCGCCCCGATTCCGACATTAACGCGAAGCAGGAGATCCTTTTCAAGGAGTTCGTCATCAATACGGTTGATGCCATATTTGTGCCACAGTTCGGCATTTTCGCCGGCAAGGGTTATCAGAACGACATCATCCTCGAAGCGTTGTTCCAGCTTCATAATCTGGCGTAGCGTCGGCTCCGCCCAAGTCTCAACGAACGTTCTCAGATCAAGCTCAGAGATCAGATTGGCGGATCCGGAGAGCATTTCCATGCCGCCGACGGTTTCGTTGAGGTGGCGATTTGCCTGAACGGTCCCGGTGTTGAACTGCCCCGCAACATCGTCGTAGTCGATATTGATGCGGTTTTGCTCTTCGTAACTGGACTGGGTAACATCCCGGGTGTCGATGGTTTTCACATCGTCAACATCGTTGGCCAGCGTGATACTTCCGGAAACATTGCGGACAAGGCTCCGGAGATCCACTTGCCGTCCACGGCGCACAATATACCTCTTGTTCAGGGCCAGCTTGACATTATCCAGACGGAGGTTGACCAGATCGTTGGCTTCCATCTGCAGTCCGGCAACGAGTTCTGGCTTGCCGGAAGTGTAGGTCTTATGGGTTTCGATGATCACGTTGCCCAGCGAGAACGGGCGCTCGCCCTCGTCACACTGGGGATAGACTTCCGTTAATGGCTTGGGATCCGAAAGCATCTCCTCTTCGCCCACGGTCCAGAACACCCAATCGCGTCCATTCCATCGGATAATGTTTTCGTGAACCCAGACGATGGAGAATTCGTCAATGGTCGAATCATCTTCCTTGGAATCTTCGCGATTACCCTCGCGCTGCTGTCTGGTGCTGTCCCAGCCTTGGCGCGTCGATGATTTTTTGAGGGCGGTGCGATCCACCGGGAGCCATTTGGGCTGGCCGGTCTTCGTATCCGTCATCCTCTGGCGCTCTTCCACCTCATGGACGTACATGGGATGGAGAACGATGATGTAAGGGCTTGTGGCGATGGGATCACGCCAATCAGCGGCGCGGTCGATACGGAAGTTTTCAATCGGGATCAGGTCGCACGCGGGGCGGTTTTCCACCACTTGCTCTTCGATAACTTCCCTGAGAATAGGATTGCCCTCGTCGCCCAGCATTGGCTGGCCGGTATTTTCGTCAATCTCAGGAACGTGTTTCTTTATTTTGATGGTGCGGTATTTCCAGTATTGCTTGGAAATCACCGTGCCGTACTTCTGGCCATCCTGAAACGCACCAACAACAGTTTGGAACCATCTGATTCCTTCGTTCGGGTGGGTGCTTGTCAGGCGGTGTTGAAGGAGATATTTGCCAATGTCGGAACTTGCATTCGAGCGGGAATCGTTCTTGTTCGCCGCGGTAACAGAGATAACATCCTCGTTTGAGAAGAATGAGGCGGCAACCTGAGCATCACCCATGCGGATCATGGCTCTGGTTTTTGGCCTGTAAAGTCTGGACTTGCCCTTGTAGGCGTCCGCGAAATACTTGCTCCCCGGCTGGTGTCGGCTCTGGAAGGCCCGCTCATTCTTCTCCCACTGGGAGCGCAAGCTGGAATCGAGATAGGAGGTGGAATCCTCGTAGGCATTCTTGGCGAGACCAAGCCAATCCGGATCTTCATCCAGATATGAATCCTCGGCAGCATCTTCCGGATCCATCCCGGGCGTGGCCAGCATGGCTTTTTGGACACTGCTTAGGCGATCAACGCTATCGCCCGTGCTGGCATCTTCGCCCGATGGCCCATATGGTGTTTTCTTCTTTACCATATCACATCTCCGGTTTCACGAGATGCATGTTCCGGCCCTCGAATTGCGCCGGATCCATTGCGCCACGCTTGGCGTTGTAGCGTTCCAGAAACTCGCCACCGCCCATTACCGTCTGCATTTTGATATCGTAGATATCTTTCCGCTTGATGTTGAATCCCATATTCCCCCGGGGATCCAAACTCACGTTCCGGATGATCACCACGCCCTGATTTGGCGGAACATCAACAAACCATTGATACCCCGGGTAGTTTTCATGCAGAGTGCGTCCGACCTCGGAACACAGAAGCTTATCAGCCTCGGAGTCTTCCGGATCGTCATAGATCAACACCGAGGCGTTGCCTTGCCGTTGAATTCCTGTCAGATCGACACTCATTCCACAATATCCTCTTCCACATCCGGAGTGGTCATGTCGGTGATCAACTCGTTGCGCTGTTCGTCCGACATCCACTTGAACTCCCTTTTAGACACCGCGTATCCGATGGTGTCCTTTACCCGTTCGTAATCCTCGTCAAGCCGTGACATCACACACCGTCATCGTAGATTCCGCTATCGGGGCCACTGTCCCTGCGGAACTTGTTCCCCGAGAATTTGTAAGCCACTGGGTGAAGGTTCTCATAATGGCGGTTTTCGCCACGATCAACCTTCTCTACCAGTTCGCGCCAATCAATTTGCCTGTCGCTTCTCGGTGTCGGTACGGCCATGATCTATGTCCCATCCACAAATTGTTCAGGCTCCATATGTCCGGAACGCTCGTCGTGGCCGTCTGGATAAACGACCGGAGCCACAGGATCCATATCGTAAATGCGCGACAAAGCATCAAGGAAATCGTCGCGCGGGGCCATGGGAAAGAATATGAACTCTTCCAGAAACTTGGATAGAACGCTGTAAACGCGGCCATCCTCGTTAACCCTCGTAATACCCTTGGCCACGAGATATTTTTGACCGCGAGAGATCGCGGTTTTTGCCGCCTTCGTTTTCAGGGGATCTATGGGGGTGGCCTTGCCTTCCTCGTCAATCTCAATGACCTTCGGCAGGCGCAAGCGCCCCATACGGAAATCAGGCTCAAGCCGTTCAATCCTGTTTTCCTTGGAGGTGCGGCCCTCGTGCGGCCACTTCAACTCTTCCATCGGGAACGGGCAGTTTTCGATCTCCATGCGCTCTTCAAAATATTCAATGTCGGTTTGCATACCGAATTGCTCGTATCCGACGAAGACGGCCTGAACACCGGGATACCGGCTGTATTGCCGGTAAAGGTCGCGCACCGTTGTCCAGCGCTTCGAGAGCGGCATCCGGTGGCGGAGCCCGTCGATCAGATACTTGTTCCGATTGATGTCAATTGCTACAATGGCGATTGCTGTTTCATCAGAACCTTCGTTCTTCCCCTTGGAGGGGTCGATCATAATGTAAACGTTCACCACCTTTGGCCTGATCGTCCAGAACTGCAAAAGCCTGACATCGAATGTCGTCTCCGCGCCGGCAATCGGGTTTAAGAGCATCTGTGCCGCAACGGTGGACTTCGGCTGTTTGAGCTTGCGGTCCCATTCCTTCTGCGTAAGGAATATCGGCGTCCCGTCGAAGTCTCCGTTATGGGTGGCTGGGTGACGACGCTCCTCAAAAATACCGCGCTGCATCAACTGGCCATAGGTGTCGGCAAAGTGATAGCGCGTTCCGATGATCCACTGGCGTCCGCCGCGTTTCCCGAGATATTCAGACAGATCGTAGGCTTCCGTTACCTTCTTGATCATATCCGGCGTGGTCACGCTCTTCTCGGTCACAACATCATCATAGACCCTGAGCGCATAGTGCTTGCCGGTGGGAAGGCCCTCAACCAGACCGGAAGCCTCGACCGTCGCTTCGCGCGGATTGGATTCGCGCTTGCAGATGATGCCGTTGTCTTCGGACCAGCGGGGGGATTGCTTCTTCGGGTTTTCGTATAGGATGTCGGGGAAAATTTCTTTGAGGAGTTCGTTGTCTTCAAACTCCATTTTGACTTGGATCAGGAACGACTTTGCCGCCTTGTTGTTGTGGGCGAAGATCCCGATTGTGACTTCCGGGTTTTTCAGGATCTCTTGGATCATCCCGGCGAACGTGATCACGGTGGAGTTGTGGGTTGTCACCATATTGCGACCCGTCAAGTAGAGGCCATCTTCTCGGTCCACCTGAATACAGCGCATAGGCTCGGAAGGAACACGGCTACAGGCCACGATAAAGCGCCTTGGATTCGGTCTTTTGCCGTCCTTACATCTCTCCAACTTTCGAGGTAAACGAAATGGCGGAAAATCCTTGTAAGCTTGGAAGGACACTTGCCAAAATGGATAGGGCTCTCCCTTATATTTTCCAACATGCCTTCTCTGTCTGGGCTTGAGGCCAAGGGTATGACATAGCTCAACGAAGCCTTCGACCAGACGATCATTCGTGTTCACGAAAGTCGCGGTCCCTCTGGTGTCGCAATGACCGTCTGTGTCCATTAAGCCCTGCAACAACGACAATCTTTGGTCGATAGATGCTCTAAGGTAGATCGCTGGGATATGTTTGTTTCCATTGCCCAAAACACCCAACGTTTCGAGTTCTGGCCTTAGCTCAACAATCCTACTGCATCTCGCGTTTCGCTTTGGTGATTTGTCGTGTCCAACTTCATATCCGGCGCTCTTGGCTTCTTCAAAAAACTCCGGATCTCCGCATGTAATATCAGAGTTTGCGGATGTCCCGTCACCCAACCATGCGCCCAAAACATATGGGTCAGCAGGGAGGTTTGCTTCCGGCATCTTGATAGGATCATTGACGCGAATAGCTAACCGACCATCACTTTTATGTCCGTGCTTCGCGATGTCTTCCGTTTTCATAACAACGGTTTCACGATAAAGACGCTTCGGCCCCGGCTTGTTGTAGGCCATAGGTATCCGTTTTCTTGTCCTTCTTTCAATCGGCCATAAGTGTTCGCCACCGCATTTGATTTTGAATCCGTCGTCAAACTCGATTTCATAACATTCAGCGTCGTCAACGATTTTGTTTAACGCAACAACCTTGCAGACCTCACCATCCGGGCCGTAGATCTGATCCCCGGGAACCAGATCCCCGTGCTTTACCCAGCCACCCGGAGTTGGAGTAGGCTCAGAAAGCTTTTGCATTTTGTAATGCTCGCGAGCCCACATGTCGATATGATCGTCCGGATCAATCTCGACTTCCCTGCAGCGGGCATAGATCCAATCGTCCCGCGCGTCTGGTCGTCGCAATAAGCATGTGAGGAGCATGTAGCGGTCGTGGCGGGCGAGCCACCGGAGGGCCTGTCGGTCGTTTCTCTTGAAGGCTCCGCGATAGATGGCCTCGCAAGCTTCTCTGGGCATAGCCCAAAGTAGCGCCTGATTGGGGTCAACCCCAGACGCTATCCCTGTCACCGTTATTGGTGACTCCTCTTCTGTTTTTTCGAGAGCGATTCCAGCCATCGCCTGACCCAATTTGTTGTATCAGACGCGGAGAGAATACGCAGATCAGGTGGGTTTGTCTATTTATTAAATCTTTCTTACGAGTTTATACCCGATAAAGCCATTCCCGCCCTTTATGGGAACTAGGTCCAATTCCGTTGCTTCCCGGGCCTTTGCGGCTATTTCGTGATGGGGCGCACCGCGTATAGCCATATCAAGAATATCGTCCATGATTATGCGAATAAGCTTTGCCTCTCGGTGTCGCATTATTGCCATAAAGTCCGGACCCACATATCGGTCGATAACCTCAAACCGATCAACCATGTCACGATACCCTGTGATAAGTGACGGCCCAGCCGTCGTCTCCGAACATCCGGGCAAACACGGTGTCGATGCGATACTCGTACTTGACGCCCTTCTGTATCAGAATACGATCTGTGAAGATCAGCGCGGCGTCCCGATCGTCCTCGTCGCAGAAGACAAAGATGCCATCTACGCCGTTGATATGGAACTCCTGAGCGCCCATGCAGTCTGGGATATCGTGATGTTCGTGCATCGTGGTCATCATTCCCCCCACCAAAACTTGTGTTTCAGCGTCTTCTCAACGGCCTCAACTCCTCCCTTGTGGGGATCAGGCCGATCATGTCTGCACCAGCCTCCCCTGTTGAAGCTTTCCTGACAAAGGATGACGATGCCGCCCACGATCATAGCAGCAATAACGGTGAAGCCCACAGCCAGAGCAACGCCAATTCCCATAAGCTGGAAGGCCGTTAATTCAAAAATATATGTCATTTTGCTTCCCCTACCCATCTGGCATACTTTTTTGACATCCCGCACTTCTTGCAAACATGCGGGCGTCCACCGAACTGATGGAGACACCCCGAATCCTTACGTTTAAGGAGCCACGCCTTTAGGCCATGATCTGCATACAGTGTTTTCGTGGGTCGATAGCCCCTGCCATAAAGGGTGTCCATCCACACCGGCCTTATGGCAAGAGGGACATTATCAACCCTGTCCGCCAACTCCACGGTTTCCTCGGATAATCTAACGCCGGACCATTGCTTGGCTTCCTCCACCACCCTCGTATTGTGCAGGGCCCGCTTGAAGCGCCCATCCTTCACAACCCAGTACGACGGCCTGACCGATCTCAAAGCCTCGCGATGTGTCATGCGATCTGCCTCGCGATCAGAAGATAGCCGTCGTTGAACATCTGGATCCTCTGCGTCTCGCTCGCCTCCGAAACCATCGGATTGGGAAGCTCCCACTGGGGATAGAAATCATCAAGATAAAACGTCGGAGAATAATACCAGCAGAAGCGATTGCCGCGCCCGTAATCACTGGAAACCGAACGGATCTCAAAAGGAATGCCGGACGGAAGGAACTCCGTGGCGCTCTCTTTCAAAAACAGGACAGCCTCCCGGCAGGCAAGCTCCATGGCCCCCTCGCGCTCGTAAACCGGCGTTGTGAAATCAGGGAAGATCCTGACCGCGGCCCCATACTCTGTCTTGCGGTTGAAATCATCGTACCAGAAATCGCCGCCGATCATCTCAAACTCTGCCGGCAACGATAGGGCCATCAGCGCAGATGCCGCGCCCGTGTGAAGAAACTTACGTCTCGAAATATCGACCGTCATCTTTCTATGCCTCAAAAACATTAAAAGGAAGATGGTCGCTAATGTTTATTCGGATGAATTGCATTTTCTGGCTGCAAAAGCGTAACACACTGTCGCAAGGATAATCAATAAAAAAGCGCGCTCGGATAAAACGGGTGTCTGGATTACGGTGGCTCGCTTGAATTAACCGGATGTCTACGCTACGGCGGCTCGCTATTGACTATTGGGCGGCTCGGCTCTTTCGACGCGCTATCGTTTAATGGGTGCTTTGTATCAGACGGCTGAAATCACTCTTTCTTCTCGGTTGATATGTGGCTGAGTGGCACGCTTATGGAAGCAGGGTGCGGTTTGTGGATAAGACTCGCTAATTCTTGCGCGGGTGTCTTTGCTGAATTGGCGCGCTTATGGAACGCGGGTGATCATTATATGTCTCAACGCGCTTACTCACATCGGATGATGTTACTCATATCGGCGCGCTCGTGGTAGCCGGATGGTTTTTCTTAATTCACCGTGGCACGCTTCCTTCCATCGGGTGAATAGTTGATGACAGCCTCGCTTTCCATAATCGGGCGTCTCGTCTCGTTCGGCGCGCTTTTCCACAGCGGGTGAAATAAAAAAGGTGCGGCACGCATATAAGATCTCGGTAGAGGTTATCCGCTCTGGCGCGCTAATTCGATAGTGGGCGAAATTAAGTGCAATGGCTCGCTGCAACTGACTGGGTGTCTTGAACACGTTGGCACGCTTCGTCGAGCCGGATGACTTTGGTGCGTCAGCGCGCTTTGTCCCTACGGATGAATTGCCTAGATACGGCACGCTCATGTAAGTCGGGCGATATCTTGATTGGCGACACGCTTGTCCTTCGTGGGAGAAATATGAAGTGAAGGCGCGCTATTCACGAATGGGTGTCTGACGTATACCGGCGCGCTCGATCGTATCGGATGATTTCTTTACAGTGACCAATTAAACATATCCGGAAAATAAAATAAATACCAGAAATTTTTTTGCCGAATTAAATGCGCTTAATGATTTTGGGCGAATGTACCTGTGTGGCAATTAATTAAATCATTTCACAGAGGGGAAAGCAAGGGGGGGACCATATGTAAGATCATTTAATTATAACCCCTTGACGCCAAACAGAAATTTAGGACGCTTCGTTCATCAAGAGGGCTTATCCTTTATGGCAAAAATAATAAATTAAAATTATGGGGGCAGTAAACATCCCTGCGAGTTCTCTTAATGAAGTCCCTTGACGCAAGCGGTGCGTCGAGACTTGGATCGCGTTCATATAAAGGTGCCGCCGTACCGCCTAATGCTGCGTTCATTTAATTTGTTGCGGCCTTGCATCCATGCCCTGACCGAAGCCACGAGGAAGAGCGTGCTGGATTGCTTGTGTTCGGTGGACGGGCCGCGCGCCCCCCCGGAAGTCCCCGCGACTATTCGTAGCAGGATCACGCATAATATGCATTGTGATAAATCAACAATGGCTGATCTCTGCGCTTCCCGCCCCTTTCCATGATTATGAAACCCCTCCAACACCACATATGGTGTCTAATGCTTCGTTTCTGTCGCTGCGGCGATCGCCGCCCCTGCCGCCGCCCCGATGTCTGTCCGGAGCCAATCAGGAGCCAGATCCGCTGGCTGGACCTTGAGACCGCCGCTGATGTCCACCTGAGCGCGATCACCATACTTACTGGGAGCGAGGCGTCCCGCTGCCCATTTCAAGGTGTCAATCAAGACGCGATCAGCGTTTGCTCTCTTTGGGTCTGTGTTTCGAGCAATATCAAGCGCTTCGGCAAAGAAACTGTCGGCTTGAGCCGACCGCGCCCGGGCGTAGCGCTCAAAGAACTGCTCTAACTCTTTAGAAGCTGTTCCGTCGTTCTTTTCGCCCTTTGTCAGCCATCCATAGATTGTTGCCTGATGTGGCATGTCTGTCATGCGGTTTATATCGGTCATTGTTTTACCGTTTGCGATCAGGGCGCATATTTTCATACCGAGTTCGGGAGTGAAGAGAGAAGGTCGTCCACCTTTTGATTTATCAGTCATTTGATTTGTGTCCGGTCATTGGTGGTGTTTGTTTCTTCCAGATTAAATGAATTAATTAAATCCTGATTTCTTTTTTACAAGTGTGGGGAAGCTGTCTATGTATGAGACTGATATCCCCGAGGGATTATAAGGGGGAAGATAGCACGGGTTGTTTTGTGTTTGTCAAGGGGGTTAACAGTGTGTTGCAGATAGGTGTTGCATTGTGTGCTACACTCTGTTAACATTATTGTTAATGGGGCTCTGGGAATAGCTGATCTGGCACGATCCTCCGGCTTGGAGGTGGACCTACCCTAAAGATAATTATTATGTGCATTGGCTTTGATGAATCCCTCTAGCCTTGGAGTTTATCATGGCAATCCAACATCACACGTTTAGCAATGGTGGGCATGTTGTCCATCGTCAAACAATGCCCGGTTCGCTCTGCCGGTTTAGTGTCTGGTACAACGACATGAACATGGTGCTGGACATCGAACGCATTGACAGACTGCACCGATCATATCCAGCGACCGCCGCGCAACGGGCATACTTTGAGCGGCATCTGCCGGTTTGCATACTGCCGATACCGAAACGTAATGCTTGGGCAGATCGCGCCTAAACCCCAACCTCTCCCCCTTCGGGGGGATTCTTTCAAGCCAATGCATCTGAATTTAGGTGAGCCTGTCTTTAACCTTAGAGGGAGTACCACCGATGTTTAAGCCATTTCCGACTGAGACACCATGGGGCCGCGCCGATACCGTTGAACAGATTGCCGAGGGTATGTGGTTTTGCTCTACGCCTTCTCATGGCGGCGTTGCGCTTGACTTCAATCATGCTGAGCGCGTCCCTAACGACATCGTACCATTTACCGGGGACCGTCGTTTCTGGGAAGAGGACTGCGACTGGGTTATTCCGCTGGCGTTGTTCCGCGATGAACTGCCGCCGAGCAAGCGCAACGATATCGCATTGATCATGCGTTGCCTTGAGCATCATCCTATCGAAGCCCAGCAGGCCATCCATGCGGCGACCGACGGCGCATTGCTCTCCGAGATGATGGAGACGCCCGAGACACTGACCGACACCCTTCGGGCTGTCGGCTTCAACGTCCCTGCTTAACCTTCCAAGGGTCCGCCACGTTGGCGGGCTCGCCTAAATTCAGCAGAGAGAGGAGAGGACGATGACCAAATCATTTGGTTTCTTAGTTGAGACAGTCAACGTTTACGGAACGGACAAGGTTCAGGCGCGCGTTATGGTCCGCGAGAGCGACCGTCAATCGCCGCTGAATCCGGGCTCCGATCCTTTTTACCATTGGCATGAGGGATGCCCCAAGGCTCTTGAGGGCTTGTTGTTCGACGGGCTCCGCTTGGAGTGCTGGTATTCTGATATGGGTACTGTTGTGCTGGTGGGCGGAACGACACCGGAATACATGGATGTTTATTCCATTGACGAGCGCAAGGCCGTTGCCATGGCCAAGACGTTGAAACGTGTCAATCGGGCGATCCAGAAAGCCGAGGCGAACGAGCCCGGAGATGCTTTCGTTGCAATGGCGAAGGCTTTGGGTCTGACCTTTGCGGTAACGCGAGTCAAGAATGACCGGAATGGATCATCCTACGAGGATTCGGATTGGTTCTTTTCGTCCATCGAATATGGCCGCAATGTTCTGCGGCGTATGATCGTTGATATCCATCCCCACAAGGATGAAGCCGCTGCGTGACATTTGCTCTGCCGGGGGTTGAGGATCCCCGGCATTGTTAATTTCACTGAGAGATGAGAGAGGACGATGAAAACAAAGTGTGAAGACTGCCGGTACTTCGAGGAAAAGCCACCGGGCGCAGCGAGCGGCGAGTGCCGATACCATCCGCCGCGCGCGATTGCCAACGTAGGCAATGACGACCGGACCTTTAACCATACGGTCTGGCCTGAGGTTGTTCATTCTGATTGGTGCGCCCGAGGAACGCCCCACGATCTATCCAACGGTTAAACCCCTAAACTGGGGGGAAACGGTCGAATTTGGCTGTTTCCCCATTTTTCCGACCGCTACAGAGCGTCGCACAGAGCCAAGTCGATGCATTTAGGTGTACGGGTAGCAGAGATAATGAAGGCCCTGAGCGGGCTTTTATTTTTTGTGCCACCACCAAAGGAGAGGAAGACCATGTTTAAGATTCAGACCAGATACTTGCTCGCGGCGTTGCCTTTCGTATCCACCGAGGAAACCCGCTACTATTTGACCGGTGTTCATTTTGAAACGCACAAGGACGGCGTTATTGTCGTTGCGACCGACGGACACGTAGCCTTCGCCGCACTCGACAACACCGGCAGCGCGCCAAGTGAATCCGCGATCTACCCACTGACCAAGGAATTGTTGGCAGCGTGTAAGGCCCAGCGACACGACGGTAGCGACCGCTACGCGCTGATCGACGGAAAACAATGGCAAGTCGGAGTTTATCGTGACGATGTTTTTGATCCGCTGGCTATTGGCATGATCGAACCTATCGACGGAACGTTTCCAGATTGGCGGCGCATTGTCCCCAACGGTATGACGGGAAGCGCCGGGGGCGTGACGTTTAACCCGAACCTGATGGTCCGCTTCGAGAAGGCCGCGAAGGCTTTGGGAGTTAATGGCTGCACGTTCCTGTTAAACGGTCCCACTGATCCGGCGCTGGTTGGCTTTGGGACTTCCGTCAAGGCTTTCGGTGTGTTGATGCCAATGCGGGGGCCTATTGGTGAAGACCCTGCGGGCTGGCTTCGCAAACCGAAAGCCAAGGCCAAGCCGAAGAAAGCCGCAAAAGCCGCTTAGTGATATCAACCTTGCGCCCCCTCAGGGGGGCGTCTTGTTGATACCACCAGAGAGAGGAAGAAAACCATGAAGACCTTTTTGATTGATCCGACCACCCGCAAGGTTTCCGAGGTTGACTACGACGGGGACTTTCGCAAGATCTACGAACTGATCGACTGCCGCATGTTTACGTGCGTCTATCCAAAGGGCTGGCCTGATGGTTCAGTTCTGTTTCTGGATGACGAGGGCCTGTTTGTCGAGGGGCAGACCTTTTTCATTCTCGAAGGATATCCCCAGCCGCTCGCCGGTAAGGCTCTGGTCATGGGGACGGACGAGGAAGGTGAGAGCATGGACGCGCCGGTTTCACTGGCTCTCCTTAAAACGCCCAACCTGATTCGCTGGTGTGATCGCAACACCGCCGCGCTGTATGCGAAGATGGGCTTCTTTGACACCACGGTCACGAGTTGGGATGGTGATGGTGGCGTTGCTGAGACGAAGAAACTCACCGACGGCGACAAACTTTTCAACGGGTGATAATCCCCCTGCCGCCCAGAACGGGCGGTTTTGGAATTACCACCGCCAATGAAGGGAAATCAACCGTCAATGCCGAGCGACCATATTTCAACCAATGCCGCGTAGCGAGCCAACGAGCTAGAGACACCCAGATTACCTAAGCGAGCCACGGCTCAAGACCTCACCCTAGTCCCACTAGCGAGCCACCTTTCTTCTTATTTCACCCGACGGGGACAAGCGAGCCATTACCCCCAACAACACCCACTAAAATATAGCGCGCCGTAGATTTGTAGACACCCAATAACCGGAAGCGCGCCATCTTTTCCAAGACATCCAGTGAGAAGTAGCGACAACACAACGAAAGGAAAGACCATGACAGAGAAAACCGTTTCCTTGGCGTGTCCAAGCTGCGGAAATAACCAGAACTTTTCCGCCAAGTTTGCTTTGACCGTCACAATCAATCCAAGCGGCGATTTTACCCCGCATTTCAACAGGCTTGACGAGTTGGCAGCAAGCGAAAGCATCGTCTGCGACGAGTGCGGATACAAGGCCACACCCATCGACTTTAAGCCTGATCCCAAGGAGGAGCGCTACGCCGATATCGAGGTTATGCTTGCTGAAAATTCGTCCCAGTATGCGAGCATCACCGTTTGCGGACCCGTTGATGATCCTGAAAAGTTAGAATCCATCATCGTAGATTGGATCGCGGACGGGGGGAATTGCATCCCGTGGGAAAACGGCGAAAACGACTTCGGCCTTCGCATTGTCGAAGCCAACTGTATGCGTCTCGCTGGCGGGACACAGCTACTTCAAAATGTCAGCCTCGATCCCGAGTATGACAAACTGTATGCGTCGGCTGATCTGGTGCGCGATATCGCCGCATCCAATGCGCCCTTGGTACACAGGTTTTACACGGACAAGGCCCGGGAGATCTTCCCTGAGCTAAATCCAAACAAGCCGAATCCGCTACCCGATCCAGAGCCCCACTCTGAGGACGGGTAACGGAAGAGAGGGGGAGCCTAACGGTTCCCCCTCTTTTTTTTGCGCTGGTTTTTGATGGATGGATAAAGGTTAGCGGCGATCTATTTTAATTTATCTATATTCACGGGCTGGCAACAAAACGTCACGGCGACCACCCACGGGTTCAAGTCCCAGCCGTACCCGCGCTTGGCGTTTAGACCATCCCAAAGGAACATGAAAGCATCCCCCGCGCACACTTGCCCTTCAAAATCATCATCTTCGGTTCCGTTGAAATAGCGATCCTCTGTTATTTCACGATGGACACCGCCAGCACAATCAGCCCCGACGATAACATTTTGGTGCAGGATGCCTTCAGACAGCGCGTCAGCCTCTCTAATATCCTGCACCCGCTCAATCCTAACTTCGACAACGGTTAGGGTTAATCTCGATGCCCAGCGGGGCATGTGGATAGAGGGGCGCGGGTCTTGCTTTCCATCCGGCCAAACGTGCCGAGACGTTATCCCGTCTGCCACGTATTGAAGCATTCCGCCGCTGCGCGTGGTTGTCTCGCGCACCCAAAGCCTATCCCCAATGAGATAGGGCATTTTCTGAGTGAGGAGAAATTTTGGATCGTCTCGCCTCAAGCGGAATTGTGTCGGCCCCCCGGGCGCGGCATAGAGCCCGTCGAAATAAAACCCATTCCCAGCCGGTTGGAGCTTGATAATCCGTCGCGTTTGAAGCTTTCTGTCCTCAATAATCGCGCGGACCATGGGGCTGGAAAAAAGGATTGGTCGATCAACCATTTCATTTTCCCTTCCGCTGATCCAGCCGCAACAACCGCCGAACGTGATGAAGTCCCTCCGCAAACATTTCCTTCGTAGTCTCGGACCTTTTGGTTTTGTAAAAATTAACAGGCGTGTAATCGCCGGGGTCCAACTGCATTCCCCCCCAAGGCCACGTACTCCTGACGCCCTCTTTCAGACAGGCATTGCGCCGCGCGCCACGATAGGTGCTGCTATGTCTCGCCATTTTCCAATCCCCATTCAGATTTCAAATTCTGGTCAGCCGACCACTCGTGCCGCGCCTCTTTTGCGTTGTGGTTTTCGTTGCTTCTTTTATCAATGAACCGCCATGCTTCGGCATTTGTCGCAAAGGGTCCGAACGTCCATTCGCCGTCCTTCACAAACCATTCTCCGAGTTGCTTGACAGGTGTCATTTCTTCCTCAAAAAACTCCGGTCGCGAAGGCATCGGCTATTCTTAGTCCCACCTAACTGGGCTACCCTCCACCGGATCTCCAACTCAAGGCTTTTTATTCCAATCATCGGAGCCCCGCCGCACTCCCAACTATGCGGCTTTCTTGTGTTTCTTGCCGTGCTTGGCCTCGTTGTAAGGCGGCGCGACCACCAGACCTTCGAGCGGACGCCAAGCGTTATATAATGCAACAAGAAAACATTTGACCATGTAGCGTAAGGCCGCATTATGCCGTCGTCCCTTCGACCATTCCGGCGTCTTGCCGTCCTCGCGCAATCCCTGCTTCGACGGGTCCGTTTCGAGCCGGTGTTTGTAATCGTTGTAGATCGTGGAATATTTATTCTCCCCGGCCCGCAAAAACGATGACGCGAGAACACCGATCAGCTTGGACTTGAGGAAAGGGTTGAACGTGATGCTGTTGCGCTTCTTGCGCTCGCCGTCGGCGGCATCATACTCGACTTCGATCTGGTGTTCCTTGCGCCGGGATCGCCCGCGTCCATCCTGAGCAACGTCCAGACCGGCATAGCGCCACAGGCTCGACGGATACTCGGCTTTGTGGATATCGAACTCGGAAAGGATGACACCGGCCATCGCGGGGCCGATCCCCTTCACGCCTTTCAGGAACTCGGTGTAGATCTCGAATTCCTCCAACACCTTACCCATCCGGGCAAAGTGCGTGGATTCGGCGCGTTCGATCTCGGCATACTGGGCATACAGGCACAGTTCCGAGTATTCGGTGATGACTTCGAGGCCGTCGAACTTCGCAAACTGCCGGGGCGTCGGGATCTTGAATCCCTCGACAACGCCATCGGTGATGCGGGTATAGGCCAGACGCAGGACTTCCAAGATGTTCTTGGCTTCCTTGTCCAACTCCTCCTCGGACTGACCGGGGCCCTGCCCCAGCTTCGCCCGGAAGTTCGCGGCGATACGGTTGCCCATCTGGATCCGCAATTTTTGAAGATCATAGGCGCTGCGAACGATGGTCCGCAGAACTTCACGCTTACTGTGACTCATGGATTTGATCCTTCCTATTAACATTGAACCTTGCCATATTAACAGAACGTCGCAGCAATGCAAACTCTTTTTTTAGGGGTTTATCTTTACCCCAGAATGCCCCGTGCGGCGAAAATTTAGGGGGCAGGAGAGCCAAGTCGGTGTTTTTGGGTGGGGAAGTACCCCAAAACGCTTAAACGGGCTTAAAATCGCCCGGGGCTGGTTTTTCTCCCTCTTCCCCCGACATATGCCAAAGATACAAAGCTTGCTCAAATGGAGTCCGGTCTTTCCGATCAACCTCGCGGTGATCCTCCCCGGGCTCGACATCGTATTTGCCGTCAAAGATCTTCTCAAGGTTCTCGGGGTTCATTATCCAATCAATCCCCATCCGGAAGTCTGATGTTTTGCCGGTCAGGAAGGGGGACATCGAAATCCTCAGGCACAGTTGTCGCCACTGGTCAAAATCGCCGTCGCAAAAATCATGGAAGGTGGTCGCTAATCGCGCTCTCCGTTTTATCGAAGTCTTCGTGATTTTATGAACCTTCGTATCCTGTAAAATCTCGTTCCATATCCGAACCATTTCTTCCGACAAATCAGGAGCCCTTGGACCCTTTTTTCTCCCACTCGAATTTCCATGTTTTTCGGACATGGTATTTTCTTCTTTCTTATCCTTGTTTTCTAAACCTTTCTTTAGTCTTGTCCCATTAAGTGTCCCATTAAGTGTCCCATCGCCCTCTAAATTTATTGTCCCATTATAATTTTCAAGGTTTTGGAAGGCATTGTATTTAATGACTTTTATCGTCGTTACAGGTGTCCCGTTTTTTTGATAGCTGAGTGTCCCATTAAGTGTCCCATTAAGTGTCCCACGATGAATTGAGATCATCGCCTCATTTTCGAGCTTTTTTACGAACCTCTGGACGGTTGATTTTGACCATTTAAATTGATCCGCCATCCTCCTGATTGATGAAAAGAATTCCCCCCTATCTAAATTGATGGATCCGTATTTTGTTTCCACCTTGTGGGCTTTATATGCGGCCTGAGAAATCATCCACAGCCACGCCTCGCGTTCCGTAAATGCCTTGTCACGGAAAACGCGGTGCGTGAATACGCTGCGATCAATGATGATGTATCCGGACGCCATCTATTGCTTCCACATATCACCAAAGCGGACATGGGCTCCATCGAAGTGAAGCTTCACGGTCCCGGTTGGTCCCTGCCGCTGTTTGGCGACAATGAGTTCGGCTACGTTGGCGACTTCCGCCTTATGGCTCTCAAACCGTGAAAGGCGATCAGCGAAGGAATCCATTGTCTCGTTGGTTTTCTTTGTGGGGGGCTCCTCTCGGTCCATATAGTATTCTTCGCGATAGACGAATATCACGAGATCAGCATCCTGTTCGATGGAGTTGTGGACGATAATACCGTTGGCAACGAAGTTGTGGGCGTCATCATCTACTTCTCTATCAAATACCTCACCTATGCCCATTGGGGTGATGCTTTCCAAGCGATCCCACCAAATGGATGATGAGGTAAGCCAATCGAGATTAGTTTTACCCGCATCAATTTTTCCAAGAAATTTACTCAGGTCACTTTGGCTTATCCGTTTTTTTTGATCCCGATAACCAAGGGCGTTTTGGCTGATACCATTCTGGCGAGAAATTTCTATGAGTCTTTTTGACACCCACACACCAAGCCTGTTTCCGTGGTTTGAACCCTTGGCCGAACAATCCATCTCTTCTAACTTGCGGCCCTTCTCGCCCGTTAAACGCAATGTTTTTCTAAGACGGCTTAGGGTTGGGTTATCTTGCACTTGGACCGTGAATATGGTGTGGTGGTGTTCGTGTTTTTTCTTTTTGTTTTCATCAATGTAAGCAACAATTCCGAGGCGCAGAAAACACCACAAAACTTGGTGGGCTAAGATTTTACTGCTCGTTGCAAATTTAACAGCGCTCCGTTGCGTGGTAAACAGCGGCACACTTCCATCAGTGTCAATAAGACCGCCTAATATTTCTGCAACCGAGTGATTATCGGCTGATTTCATAAACCAATCAGGAATGTACTTGTCGAATGACTTTCTTCCCCAAAGGTCGTTCTCCCTCAGCCAATCCTTGCAGGGGTTTCCCGCCGACGTTCTTACCGGACCTGCCGTAATATCGTATTGCCAGACAGCCGCGCTGTGATGGTGATGGGGTCTTGGGGTTAACCCAAAAATGCGCTCCGTTTCTCTAACAAAATCATTTGCCAAAAGCTTGTCTGAACAAATGAATGAAGGGGATGAGAGGCCCAACATCGACCCATTCCCAAGCATCCAACCAATCCAACGGGCCTCTGAAATCCTCGTAGCCTTGGGGGGTTCCGGTATCTTTGCGGCCAAGGCTACGGCATGGTCACGGGTTATATTTTCAGCGGGAACCCAACCACGGTCAGTCAGAATAGGATGGTCCATAGTGCAATCAATAAACCGCCCCGTTTGAAGAGCAACCCTGATCAGTTTGCTCGGTCTTTTTACAAGATTTTTGGAATCTGCCATGACGACCACACTATCCTTGTTCAATACACTCACTAATTTACGTGAGTTATCATTGTATTGAACACCCCTAGGCGTTGTCAATAATGTTGTCTCGCAAGACAGACACCCAGATTCCCTCAGATCAGACAATAGCGGTCGCTTGTTGTCACGTTGCTCGACGGCCCGCGAAAGCTGGGACAAAAGGATGACCTGAATATCCAACTCTTTCGCTAGGTTTTTCAGTTCCCGTGTGATCTCCGATATTTCTAATGTCCGCTGTCCCTTGTACCGGCTTTCCGCCTGTAGAAGCTGCAGATAATCAATGACAACGAGATCAAGCCCTATTGTCTTCTGCAAGCGCCGTGCGCGTGTCCGGATGTTTGAGACGGTCAGGGATGTTGAATCGTCAACCCGGATAAGGGAGTTTTTAAGCGCCCCTGTAGCCTCCATAAGGCCACCCCATTCGACCGTTCCTATATCCCCGTCACGTAGTCGGGTAAGGCTTATGGATGATTGGTTGGCGATCAGACGATAGGCCAACTGTTTCTTGGTCATTTCGAGACTGAACACCGCCGCGATCTTGCCCGCTTTTGTTATGTTCTGAGCGATGTTGACGGCAAGGGCTGTCTTTCCCATGGAGGGACGGCCAGCGACGACGGTCAGGATTCCCTTTTCCAAACCAGCGATCAGCTTGTCCAGATCATGGAAGCCCGTGGATAGACCAACAGTTTTTGTTTCGGATTTGAATTTGTCTTCGATCTCGGAGATTGCCTCATCAACAGCATCGTCAACCTCGGACAGTTCGCCGCGCTCGTCTTCCTTCAATAAAGAGAGAACCTGTTTTTCAAGCCAATCAACATCATTGGCCGCATCTTTCTCAGGATCCGAGTCGTAGCACCGCTCAACCAGTTCCTCACCGAAGTCGATGATCTGGCGGCGCAGATACAGATCCTTGATGACCTTGGCATATTCGAGGGCGTTGAGCCGACCGACGGCAGAGCCCGCCAACTCCATCAGATATTTTGCGCCACCAACCTCCTCAAGAGCGTCCTGAGTTTCAAAGAATTCCCGTAATGTGACGGGATCTGCAGTCCGCCCTTTTTTTATAAGGCTCTCACAGGCTTGGTAAATCAGGCCGTTGGGACCGTAGGCGAAGCTCTCAGGCGATATTAGCTCCGGCAGATCATCCATCAATGCGTTGCGGACGAACAGCGCCCCCAGAAGCGCCTTCTCGGCCTCGACGTTGGCTGGGGGATTCTGGAGATCAAAGGACATCACCATCCCTCCGGAAATCCTTGGAGTTCAGCCAGCTAATCGTTGTTGATTCCGTCCGGTGTCTCTCCCAGACAAACCAGCCGTGATAGGTTTTGCCGCTGGGCCGTTTGCCGGTCCAGTTCCGGGGATACATGATCAGACGATTGGAAAACAGGTGAACACGGGTTGGCGGATTATCCTTAAAGAAGTTTTTATATCTCCGCTGTCCGCACAGCCACTCAACCCGCAAGAGGAAAGCCGCCTTCACCGGACCAAGGGAGAGGGCGTGTTCGATGATCTTTTCCGCAATCTTATAAGGCGGGTTAGTGATGATGTTTGGAAACTCGACACCCCCTGTATTTAAGAAATCCCATCCCCCAAGAACATCGTATTTTGGGAGACCAAGAGGATCCCCGAATAGGGTTGATGCAAAAACATCCTTGGCATACCCGCAGCCACGCAGGGTGTCGGCCATCTCTCCACCACCCGCACACGGCTCCCAAATTTCTCCTCCAAAAGCCTCAACTGATAAAAGCGCCCTCGTCGCCTCCCTTGGTGTCACGTAGTCGTCATCTTCCGGCCTCGTGTGCGTCATCGTCCTCTCCCCTAATCGTAATAAGACCCCAAGACAGGATCCCGAGAGCGTCAGCCTCGTTATCGTCCTTGGGGTTAAACCCCTGTTCAAGGGCCCATCGCTTGGATCTCTTCTTCCCCTCGGCGGACTTGTACCGCCCGTACCCGAGAATAAGCTTATGCCACGAAGACCTCGACACCTCCTTGCGCCTCACATTATGGGCATAACCCATGGCGTGCGAGACAAGGACGAGAGCCTTCACAACATCGCTAAACCCAGTTCTGCCGGGGAATGAGCCCAAGGGGCGTTCAATGACGAAATCCGTTACCTGATAGGTAACGATCATGTCACATATCCACTTTTCAAAAGTGAATACGAGCTTGCCAAAGTCTTCCTTCATCAACCCCGAAAGGTCATACACGCCGGAAGTTATGACATCTCCGCTCTTGACCGCCCAGCCCGTTTTGCTGGAAATATCAAGAGCCAGCATTACCTTCTGTGCGGATTGCATCTGGATCTCCCACGCTACGCATCGCGTCTGCCAATTCGGCCTGTCCCTCGGTCCAACCTTCGGCCCAAGCCTCGAAAAGCTCGGCCATCATCGGATCAATGGGATTGTCGGTTTCGTTTTCGCCGGCAACGCCAGATGCAAGGCCCAACTCCCGCGCTTCGTCAATCGTGACTAGGGGTTGTTCGGGGGGTTGTTCGGCTTCGTTGACGGCGCGCGGACTGATCATGTCGGATTGCGACCAGATCCCGAGAATGTGGCAGTATTGCTCCAAGGCCCGCATGAAGTCTTGGGCATCCAGCGAAGTCTTCTTTTTCAAAGCCATCGCCTTCTTGAAGGCTTCCACATGGATATCGGCGTCCTTCACCAAATCCATGATGTCATTCATATGCTCGGATGCAGATGTCTTGTCCGCATCGGCAAGAGAATATTGGTGAGCGAGATCTTTGATCCTCTGGGAATCAACCCCGCCCATCACCGTCGTTTTCTTATCAGCCATGATTAACCTCTAAAAAAGGTGGGGCCGCTTTCAGGAGAGGATTTGAAAGCAGCCCCGAGTTTCAACAGGGAGGTTTATTCTTGATTTTGGTTGCGGGGGTCGGATTTGAACCGACGGCCTCGTGGTTATGAGCCACGCTATCTACCACTGATATACCCCGCGTCATGTCCTCTCCAAACACGAATAGGCGGACGCCCTGTGGTCAGGCTCATAAAGGCGCACAGAGCGTTAAGGGTATTACCCCTATCCTCCGCCTAACTTTTTCCGTTCAGCAATGTCGGCCATTGTTTTCAGGTTAATTCCCCTATACCCGCGTTTCTTGGCGGCGGAGATCACCCTGTTCCACCACTCGGGATTAATCCAATCCCGGTAGCCCCAAGCCCGAGCCGTCGCATGTTTGGTTTCACAGTCCTCACCCAACATCTTTGAGGAGGGCCAACAGGCGACGATCTCACTAAACGTCTGAAATTCGTAAATAATCTGTCCCATGGCCGGGATGATAACCAGCGGTCGCAGTAAATGTCAAGGGGGTTTGTTGCAGCCTGTAGCATGGCTTTGCGACGATCTGTTAATTTTATCATTGACAATTTAATTGAAAAAACTATCCTTGTGGGCATGGAAGAATGTTCAAACTGCAAATTCATCAGGAAGCCGAATAAGGATGTTGGGAGCGGGTGGTGTCAACGATACCCGCCTAAAGTTGTTGTGGCGCAATACCCAAACCATGACATGGCTCCGATTTATACCAGCGAACATCCTTGGGTAGACGGGGCGCATTGGTGTGGCGAGTTTAAGCACAGGATGCTTGTTCAGAGAGGAAATAAAATTGAAGCACGTTAAGGAAGCCTTTGATTTTGTCACCGGCTTGATCTCCATGGCACTCGCCGTCGGTGTCGTTGTCTATATTGCCGGGGCTATTTTCTAAATGCTCGAATTTCTGGAAAACATGCATGACAAGATAACACTTCGGCCATCGTCTCTGCCGTCGTGGACCGACTGTGAGAGGCGCACCGCGGCAAATCTCTTCCGGCCCCTGATCACCGCTGCCGGCTTCACCATCAATTATAATCGGAACAATATCGGGGCCACCATCGGAACGGCCACCCACAAGGGCGCGTCCACGATGCTTGAGCATAAGATGAAGACGGGGGAGATAGGCCGTGAATCCGACGCTCAGGACGCTGCGCTTGCTGAATTTGATGAAGATCTCGAAGAAGGGGTTATGTGGGACGAGGTTACGGGCGGGCGGAACGAAGGCCAGAAACAAATCATCCGCATGGTCCACACCTACAAAGATCAGGTTGCTCCGAAGATCGAACCGATTGCCGTTGAGCAACGCCTGAACTGCGATCTTGGCGACGGATTCGTTATTTCCGGCCAAGCCGACGCTATTGTTATGGAGCCCGGGACGGTCAGGGATCTCAAGACCGGCAAGATTAAACGGTCCAATGCATCCCAGATCGGGGCCTACTCTCTTATAAGGCGGGCTCCCGGTCGCGATATGGATATCCAAAAGCTCTTGGAGGATTACATCCCGAGGGTCCGGATCTCGAAACCCCAGCCGCCAGCCGAGGAAATCTCCTATAATGTCCACGCTTCCGAGCAGGAGGCATTCGAGATCATCAAGGATATGAAATGGAAGCTTTCCAATTTCCTTGAGAGGCTGGCAAAACAGGATCATACAGCCCCGCCCGAATATGCGTTTCGGGCCAACCCGCAATCCATGCTTTGCTCGGATAAATACTGTCCGGTATTCGGTACGGATTTTTGTCGCTTACACAAAGGAGCTATTTGAAAATGGCAGAAGATCAGTTTGACGAGGCCCCGCCGCTGGGGATGCCCGGAAGGGATCACGAGAAACTTGGGGAGCAAGAAAGCGTAAGCGGATTCGCGGGGCAGTTGGTTACGCAACCCGCCGCGCCGTCTACCTTCCAGACCCAAGGCTTTATGATGACGGCCAAGGCTGTCGAAGTTCACCGCAATCACCGCATGATCATGGCGAACCTGAAATCCTTGTGTGCCGCCAACGGAGCCCGCTACGTCTACTCGTGGGAAGTCAAAGACAACCGGCGCAAGCGGAAAGTCACCATCGAAGGCCCCACGATCAAGATGGCGAACGATCTCGCGCGGATCTACGGCAACTGCTTCTCGGGCATTGTTGAGGTCAAGATCCATCCCACCCACTGGGAATATCTCGCCCTCTTCCTTGATCTGGAAACCGGCTACAACACCACGCGCCCGTTCATGCAGCGCCGGAACCAGAGCGCCGGTATGAAGGACTCGGGCCGGGAAGAAGACATCGCCTTCCAGATTGGCGCGTCCAAGGCGATCAGGAACGTGACCGTCAACGCTCTCGGATCCTACGTGGATTACTGCATGGAGGAATCGAAAAAGAACCTTCTGGATTGGGTCACGGCCAACAAGGATAAGGCCATCGCCTACGTCGAGGGGAAGGCGGTCGAATACAACATCCCCATGGTTTCCATTGAGGCCGTCCTTGGTCGCAAGAAAGCCCAGTGGACACCGCGCAACGTGGCCATGATCACCATGCAGCTTCGCTCCGTTGACGAGGGGATGGCGTCTGCAGATGACATGTTCCCGACGGCTGGCGATGCCGAGAAGATCCTGAAAGAAACTGACAGCAAGGAAAAGGCGGAGGACAAGCCTTCCGGCGAGGATAAAAAGCCCGTACCCGCCCAGACAACCATCGAAGCAGAGGCCGATAAACCGGAAGCCGCCGCTGATCCTACTCCCGAGCCCGCGAAACGCAAACGCGGACGCCCACCCAAAGCTGAGACTGAGGCCAAGAAAGAAGCCGAGGCCGCAGCCGCCAAGGGAAAACCGGAAGTTCCCGCCGAAGAAGCCCCGGAGCCCGAACCCGAGGCCAACGAAGAGCCGCCAATTGATGACGGTGTTCCCGAAGAGTTGGCCGGCGAAGCCCCGTCCGACGAAGGGCTTGAGTTCGACTAACATTTACGAGGGGGCGGTAAGGCCCGTCCCCTTTATTTTTTTATTACCCGACGAATGGAAGAGACAATGGCCGACAAATGTCCTGAATGCGGATCGCCACCGGGAGAGTGCTGGTCACAGTCTGGGAGTATGGGGGGAAATCCATCGTGCTACAGGAAAAGGGCTATGATTGAACCATACGGTGAATACGAAATGGTTAACGGTGGAGTCGTCAACCGGCTGGTAGACGAAATCAAACGTCTGCGGGCCATCCTCAACCCGTCTACGTGGACGAAGGCCCAGCGCGAGGCGTGGGCTCTATCTCTGCCTAACTCAAAAACTCAGGAAGCTTTCGACGCACTTATTGCAGCATCAGAAAAAGGACCGGAAGAATGACCACTTTACTTTTCTTCGATACAGAGACAAACGGCCTCCCCATCTGGGACCGGCATTCTGATCACCCTGACCAGCCCCGGATCGTTGAGTTGGCGGCTGTTCTGGCCGAGTTCGACGGCGAGAAGCTGATCGAATATTGCAGCATGTCCACCGTCATCAAACCCGACGGCTGGGGGATTCCTGATAATCTGGTTGAGATCCACGGGATCACCAATGACATCGCGGCAAAATACGGGATGCCCATCAAGACGGCCCTCGACGCCTTTATGGGGATGTGGGACCGCTGTAACATGCGCGTGGCCCACTCCGAGCCGTTTGACTGCCGGATGATCAGGGGCGAAACGATCCGCCTCTACGGTCGCGAGGTTGGAGATCTCTGGAAGGCCGGGGAATCCTTCGACACCATGCAGAAGTGCCGCCCCATCGTGAAGGCCCTGAACGCCAAGGGCAAGGTGAAGCCGCCGAAGCTCACGGAATGCTTTGAGTTTTTCACCGGCCACCCGATGACCGCGGCCCATGGCGCGCTCTCCGACGTTCAGGCTTGCATGACGGTCTACGAACACCTGACCATAGCGCTGGACGATGCGGCGGCGAATAAGAACGATGATCTTATCGCCTAAAATGTCCGTTGGAACATGCGCCGATTGCCGGTGGAATTTCGGTGCTGGCGATGACCTGTTCTGCTACGAGCCGCTTGTCGGGAACGAGGTTTCCCCCGGCGATACGTGCGAGGAATGGGAACCGTCACCTAACGATACACCGGGCCTTGATAAATGCCCCGGATGCGGTGGACCCGCCGACAACGGGCATGATCGTGAGTTTCCGCCGAATCCGTATTACTGCACCAAGTGCCAAGCGTCCGTTTGTGGAAGGGAAATCCGATGAAACTTAAACCATGCCCGTTTTGTGGGAACACGCCCGACGAAGATAGCCACTACATTAATCAAGGAACCAAATGGGGCGGCATTCTTTGCTGCATACTGGGGCCAGAAGTTCGCACCAGCTACCAAAAGTGGCCGTATTTCAAGGAGGCTGCGATTAAGGAATGGAATACTCGCGCACCATTGTCCCTCAAAGACGATAGCGGGCAGGATTAGGGGCTTTTCGGAATGGCTAAACCATTGATCGCATTGAGTACGAAACCCTTGGGCGATTGCTGTTCGTTATCGTATGAGTTGGGTGTATCAAAATGCTGATCGAAATTGAGTTTCAGGATGACGTTCCGATGGGCATGGCGAAGATACTGATTGCTGCCTTGCACGGTCACATTGACCTGTTCTGTATGGCGGTGAAGATGAAGGTAACTTTCGAGG